TTAATCCCATTCTTCATTCAAGGAGACATCTTCAAAACCTGCAGCTAGTGCCTGCTTTTGCTGATTATTGAAAGTCGGCCAAAGAGTCTGCACTTCTTCGCTGACGTAGTTGTGCCAGTTATGCACCCTATTAACTTTATCCCAATCTGGGAATTCCCAGTCGTGTGGCATGAATTCCTTCAGATAAATTCCTTATTATGCGCGGCTTGAAATTAACTGAGCATCAACCGCGCTGGCAACATTCAGGCAACGCACGTTTGCGAGATAGCCATAGCAGCTTTGACCTGTTGGGACTGAAGGGTCTGCTGGGCCCAAATGCCAATATCCCGCGACGCTAGACAGATCAGCCAATGAACCTGTCCCAGACGCACCGGTATGCAATACAACACCATTGCCATAACCAATAACATTGCCTGCAAGTGGGTCAATAAGTCCGGCGCAAGTTGCAAACGCTGAATATGGGGATTGCGCACCACTGCCAACATCTGAACCAGAAACCGGCGGATTCACGTTTGTGGCGAAATATTGCCACGCTTCATTGAGTGCGCCGCCATTTGTAAGAATAGTGCGCTGCCGTACAAGAGCTTTGTTTGTTGTTGGATCTGCAAATGCCACAGTCATACCGAGTTGATCTGTACTACTCCTATCTGAAAGCCTTGCACTTACTAAATATGGGATACCTGGAGCCGCCTGGGCTTTAACTGTCGTGCTTGATTTCAAATAAACACCACCATTCACAAGCACGATAGCCAATGTATTCGGCGTACCGGCCGTGAAAGTCACAACGGGAGAACCAGTTGGTGCGACAGCTAAAGCTGCAAAATCAGGAGAACCAGAGAGCCCATAAAGTTTATCTACCTGGGTTGTGGTTCCGCTCCTAATTTTAACACCAAAGCTTGCCCCCACCCAGGCAGATACTCGATCCCACATACCATTGTTAACAAGGAATGTAATTTCATTTAAAGTCGCCACGGAATCTATAATCGTCCCACCATCTGCGGTAACGCGCGCCGCATAGGAGTTATATAATGCTGTAGGATTTAAAAATGAAGAACTGATGTTAATCCCTGCCAATGCACCCGCGTATACTCTCTGCGAGTTAAATAATGCTGTCATGTTAAATCTCCTAGATCACAGCTATTTGAGAGACAACGCACGGATTTAGCATGGTGAACGTTGGGTCATATCTACTTACTGTGGTAGATGTATCGAAAATATTAATCATCGGATAGCTATTAACTCCGTTATCCGTTGAGTTACAACCAAAACTAAAATAATCACCAACAGTTGGGGCAACGTCAGTCACAAAAGTAAAAACGAAGTTACTGGTTTGGCTGGCAGATACAATATTCGCGCTACCATTTAACAATTTGCAACCAAGATTCGGTGCCATGAGTCCGCCAACTGATTTTATTTGCAATGGCAATCCGTAGGGCGAACTAAATGTGATATTAAATGTGGTGGCATTTGTCTTTGAAATCGATACTGGCTGAACTGGTGTGAATTTCGTCCCACTAGGGTTATCTGTTCTATTATAAATAGTCCAGTCTTCGGCTAAACCTTGATACTCGCCAAGAATTAGATACCCTAAATTTATTAGATGCAGTTGGTCATAAGGATACAATCTATTGAGATACCACTTTGGCACACTCATAAATGCTTCTGCGCGAGTCTTTGTAAACATCCACTGGTCTATTGCCACAGTATAGCCGGACTGTGTTACCCCACTTATAACAGATGTGTTTGTTAAAGACCCCAACTGATCCACGTCAAGCCATGGCAAATATGTTTGTCCAGAAATTGCCATCATATCTGATTGGGTATCATTAGCCCATTGAGTCAAATACCCAAGATAAGTGCCAGATGCCAACCCGGTTACATTCGAGTCAGCCTCGCCGTGGGTAAATCCAATCAATTTACAAATTGGCAATTTACCAATCGAGGTAGCGCGGCTACAAAATGACGTAAATGCTGTGATGCCGTCTATATATACTTGGGTTCCCTTCGCCAATGAGTTATATGCATAACTAGCATGAGCATCCATACGACTGACTATAATTGGTAGTGTTGTCCCTCTTGATTGGTTTTTAGATAAAATAGTCACAACAGCAGGAATTTGACAATTATTCCTATTGGCAATTATATATCCATCGCAAAGCGCCCCAAGGGTTGCGTCGGTAACTGGGCCATCTATTGACGCCCCTCTATCCTTCCCTGCCCCAGAAAACATTAAGCAATTTCCAATCATGGATGCTATTGGTGATATTGTACTGCCATATGCGCCAACTCTAAGCGACTGCCCCCTACCCGCAAAAAAATCCATAGTCAGAGATGTTGAATTAATTTCACGAATAGACTCTGAGTTATTTACTGCTATTGTCGGTATTAATGCGGTCTTTAGCGTCCCAGCCATGTTGTATGTAAATGATATTCCTGTCGTAGTGACGTTTTGGGCGCTGACAACTGGGAAATAAGACCACAGGGGGGTTGTTGATAGTTGACTAGAATATAAGGCATTTTTCCCAGTTCCATCTGGCCTTAATAGACTGGTGCTAGCCCCTGATATTATATTTGCAATAGTTGTTTGTACAGACGAAGCCATCCCAGCAAGCCATAAATACCCATTAGAATCTATAGCTGCGACTGCTGTTTTCCCGTCGCCAGTCAAAAACACATAATGATAACCAGATACTGTTGCTGATAGCGAGTTACTATATAAGCAGCTCAAATAACTTTGTACATTCCCATTTACTCCAGGAATGAAAACGCCGCCACCATCATCTACTCCAAGCAGTCCAGCATTCCCTGTAATATCAGTTAACAGCATTTGCCAGCCTGTTAAATGACCAGCTCCCGCGACGTTAACAACATTGTTTAATGCAGTAGTTTGCGATGCAAGCGACGCGACATAGGTTGAACTTGGATAACTTTTACCGGTGGCTGTGGCGGTTCCTGAAACATTCTGATATTGATCAATATAATTATTTGGCAAAGAACTGTTGACGCCAAAAAGACCATTATTTGGTATTGTTCCTGCTGTAATCGCGACCTGGGCAGCGGACACTGTTAAATATATATTTGATGCAGTACCAGCATTATTCGCTGCGGATTGTGCTATTTGACTATTTTGAGCAGCTAAATCTGCAGACGCCTGAGCGGATTGTGTATATCCGCTCAATTGGTCAGATGCATCTATTACCGCTTGGGAAAGATTTTCTTTTGTAGCTAAATCATTAAAATCGGCGGCCTGCGGTATTTGCCCCGTAACAAATGGTAGTGACATCTTTATCTCCAATAAAAAAGGCCGCCATAGCGACCTATTTTTTTATTTCTTTTACCACTCGATAATTACAACGCCGGCAGCACCGGCACCACCAACAAATGAGGCACCTGAGAACGTAACGTCATACACGCCGCCGCCGCCGGAGCCATAAGCCATTGGAGGGACGACCCCGCCAGCCGCTGACCGTCCGCCACCGCCAAAATATGAACTTCCGCCGTACCCAGTTAGCAAGTAAGTGCTTTGCTGACCATCCCCGCCATAGCCACCGTTAATATTTACCGCCCCACCAGTTGCGGTGCCACCTGGGCCGCCAGCATAACTGGTTATAGAAGCCTTACTACCACCACTACCGCCTGTAGCACTGCACAACGATCCGAAGCTTGAGCCACCGCCATCGGATCCAGCAGAAGCCCCCGAGCCACCTGGGCCGCCCGAGCCGACAGTCACTGTGTAGGTCGTTCCTGGCGTTGTCGTATAAACGCCTATAGCCGTACCTCCACCGCCACCACCTGAACCGGAAAACGATTGAGAGCTGCTACTGGCTTGACACCCGGCACCGCCGCCGCCAGCGCCAGTACAAGTCACTTTAATCTTTGTCACCCCCGCAGGAACGGTGAAGGTTCCATTGGCGCTAAATACAGAAATTGAAGGGCCAGCTGCGCTAATGGCGCTATTCATCTGCGAAAGATTTACAGCTTGATTTGATGCTGTTGCTGTGGGTACTTGTAGCTTTCCGCCAGAACTGGCGCGCAGCACAAAGGCGTTTAAGGTGCTATTCCATGAGACCGTTACAAGGCCATTAGCAACAATCTCTCCACCCTGAAGAGCTTGTTGTGACTGGGAATATATAGGAGCACTACTAAGCCCATTGACAGATATAGTCGATGTTGTGGTATTCGCTGCTTTTGCTTTGAATGATAAAACTAAACCGTCGATTAGCTGAGTTACTGGGGGGCTATAGGACACCGTGTATGCGTTTGCAGAGCCGGTATCGATCGCATAAGTTAATGCGCTATTCTGTATCCCCGCGACAAGGCCAGATGATGGTAAAAATGGGGCATTTGGGGCCAGTGCGATACTGGTTGATGTAATGGCAGTTTGTCCATTTGCAACTGTAATCACCCAAGCACCGACATAACCAGAATCAGGCGTAGGAGTTGATTGCATGCCAGTTGTTGCAGCCACTCCAGTTTTCACTGTGACACTGCATACTCCAGCTCGTACTGTGTTCTGAGCGGAACCAGAGTTTGCAGGGCCAGACCATGCCACGCTCGGATTTGCAGCATTGTAATATGGCAGCACGGTAGAGCCTGTATCGACATCTTGATAAATAGCCTGGATCAGATAATTGATACTCTGACCGCTGGTAGTTGGTGCTGTCAGGGTGAATGTTTGTGCATTTAATACTAGACCCTGCTTTGGAATGCTATGCGTTGTATCTGCTGGCAAGGATGAGTAAGCGGTACTGTCAATGTTCTGTAAACTATAAATAGAACCGGCACCGATGTTAACCACCAACGATGCTGGACTTGTTGGAGTGCAATTTAGCCCATGTATCACAATGGCGTTACCTGTTAACAACAGGGATTGTTTAGCCAACGCAATCATTGTATTTTTGTTTGTATTTAATAAATCTGTTTCTAGTGGTATTTCGCCAGCATATACTGTTTGACGATCCATTTTTTTTTCCAATAAAAAAGGCCACCCGAAGGCAGCCTTTGTTGAAATTTGGGCTATTAGTAAATAGTGGAAACGCCCACGGTATAATCTATCCCGATCCTAGTAGGAGGCGTTGGTCTATTGGATTTAATTTTCACCCACACCAGCGTCCCCTCGACTTTTACGCTAGCTATAGCTGCGTAAATATCTGCATCAGAAACAAGTCCAGATATCATGTTTAATGAAGAATATTGACCTTGCGAAGGCACGCCATAACCCGAAGTGGTAGATGTATACCCAGCGATGAACGGAATACCTGTGTTTGGCGCGCGATATGCTGTAACCAAGGCTTGATAGGGCATTAGCTTTGACCCATATCCTCCCCCTACGGCGTATCCGCATCCATAGCCGTACCCACCGGTATCAGCAGGCCTTTGAGGCTCAAAAATATCAGGGTATTCACCAGTTAAATCATAAAGGACTTGGGATATTGAATGACGCGTCCCCCTTTCCCTGAATAGATTAACTATGATCTTGTTCCGATAATTATCGTCGGTTTGTCCGCTATACCGAAGTAAGGTATCACCGAAAAAATCGGCCGAAATCATATCTAACCAACCATCAGACGCCGTTTTTATTCTTGTCTGCATCTGGGCATAAAGATAGAGCGCATAACACCATGCAAGAACTTGTGCGGTGCCAATTAAAATTGCATCGCGTATCGGATTTGAATCACCAAACCAAGTTGGGGGCAGTAATGCTTTCAGGCGAGAAAACATGTCATTCTGATCACCAGTTGCCATTTTTAGCCCACCGATATTGTGCCAGCACGAATAATCTGTTGCGACGTGGCAGCCAAATCGGAAGTGGCACCATTCAACAACACAGAACTGACATTTGTTACGAGAGTACTTGCACCATATGCAACGGTCGCGAGTTGCGTATAAGGAAGTAACTGGCCAAGGGGAAGTTTGTTTATGTAATTCTGGAGCGCCGTGGTTACTATTGCTGCTACTGCACTATGATCTGCACCAACAGCGGTGGTGATAATCATGGTGACATTCGCAGTAACCACGCTTGGAGGGAACACGCTAAACGTAATAGTAAATCCACGCACAGCATCAATAGCATTGTAAATAGATGAGATAAAGCCACTACTAGGTGAACCAGACCCGTCATCTACCACTGCAAAAAAATATCCGGGGGCTGCCGTACCATATCTATCTTGATTCTCAGTTAGCGTGTAAGTAACGCCACTTTGAAAGCTTGATATTGCATAGCCTATTGCAGCTTTTGTTGCTTTTGACAGTGATGCTACCCATGCGATAAAGCGAGCCCTAAAGCTGGCGTCAGATTCCGAATCTGCACCATTTGTTAATGCTGCTGCATTCGTTACTGTATCAACATATTGTATGCTGCCAGTAATCGTAGATATTGTACCGGCAAGAGCATTAGCGGAACTTCCCGCAATGTTTGCCATGATAGGAACGGTGACACTTGAAATCCCAGCAGCAATAACATACCCGTTATAACTTGCGCTATAAGCGGCATTCGTCGTATCAACTATGACCGTATATGATTGCGTACCGTCACTGGTTGAAACTGTAGTCCCTATTAATACGACAGCCTGATACGTGGCAGTGAATCTGGCAAAAGTGACTTGTCCTGTAGCCTGCACCGCAGATAGTCGCAGAAACCCATAGTCAGCCATCCAAGAATCTAAATCCGTGCCAGTGCTTGTTGCTGCTCTTGTCGTAGCCAGCAGGATTACAATTAATTTCTGCAGCCACTGCGCCACGCTGGAATTGCTCTCAACTACCGACCTTAAAAGACTGCCGATGGTTAAATCTACCAAACCAGCTACAGCTCCCTGGATAAAGGTAACTTGATCGCTAACGAGCTGAGTAAATGATTTTATATTTAGCGCCATTTTATACCGTCACATCGAAGCTGAGTGTCACAGGGACGCCGGATGGCGCATCTGTGTAAGTGATGTATGCACTGACGCCATTAGTTAATGGCGTGAGCGTTACTTTCGGTGGGTATTTGGGGTCTTGAGACACGCATGACTCTAAAAGCATTTGTCCTTTAATTAGCGCCGTCCATTCGCCAACATTAAGACTTTGCCCCACTTTAGAACCCAACCCCGCGCCATAAGTTGGGTGATAAATATAATCACCAGGATTCGTCATAAGTCGTCGCAATACTCTTTGCTTTCCCATTTCTAATCCTGAAACGGGTCGCAAATCTCCAGCCGGGGACGTGCCTAGGTCGCCACCGATATAGTGGTAGAGGTCTTGCATCACATAGGTCATAAGTCACCACTAGAGAGGTTGGTTTGGTACTGCAGTGTCCCCAGAGCCGGTCTGGACGCCACCATGACTGTGTCCGTCATAAACGTCACGGATATGCTGAACGGCACCCTTAGAACCATTCTGATCTTTGATACTGCCAGATACCTGTAAATCGCCATTAACCTGCGTGTTGGCATTAATGGTCAGTCCACCGGAAAACGTTGCGGTACCAGTCCCATCACCATTTAGAGCTAAAATCGAACCCGACTTATCTTGAAAGTCGACCGCGCCGGAGTTCAGTATTTTGATAAATGAGCCAGACTGATGGACAATCCATAATTCACCTGATGGAGGCCCTGGGCATCTATCTTCATTATTGTAGAATTGCCCTGAGGCCATTCCTGCCCCAATAAGCCCAGAGTCGAAGTTAATCTCAACCTCTGCTCCAACCATTGGCCCCGCACATAAACCCCAGCCATTCCCAGCCCATTGCGTTGCTAGCGGTATCCAGCCGGTTTCTTCACCGGTCGGCTGCAGCGTGGCTTTAATGCAATATTCCGCCGCATCATATCCAGTGATGATCCCCTGCCGCGTTCCAGTAAATCCCGCCTGCGTCTGTGAAGCTCTATTAGCCATGACATTAAGAAGTTGTCTCATCGATTACCTCTAATGCTGGGCTGTGATTCTTCGCAGTAAATGACATCGCATAACCACCATCCCAACTCATTGAACGGCGCACGTTGTCACAGTAATAAGCCTGATCAAACGGGCTTTGAGTGCCTTCAATGCGCAGTAATGTTTGCGGGGTAAGAAGATTATCCCCGGCAGTAGAACCTGCGACTTTCATCTCATGCTGAACGATGCTGTTATAAATCGACTGAGCCAAGGTAGCTGCGGCACCCGGGTCAAGTCCGTTTCTCACGACGCGGTAAACCTGGGTTTTTGCGACTGCATTGCCCGGCGTTACTGATTTTGCGGTTTTAGGATACGAGGCAACAAACTGTTTGTTTTTCCGCTTTGAGTTCCAGCTGAGGACTTCCACTGTCACGCCCTTTGAGATGGTTAGGGCCCGGTTAAAATCCAGGTCATCAGACACGTTCGCTTGCGGATATGCCAACAGGCCCGGTGGCTGATACCTGACTACATAATTTGGTGTTTTTGCAGGGTCGACTGCTGGCTTGAAATATAAATTGTATCCATCGACATAGACCTGATACCCCTCAATGGCTGCAAGCGTGGTTAGCAAGTCCCATTCGCTTTGCTCGCCGGTAAGATGCGCAGAGTCAATTTGGTAAAACTCTCCATACAATCCCTTGGTAGCCGTGACTACTGGCGTCAGCCCATGCCTGGTTGCGAGCATCGATGCGATTTCACTGCTAGTGTAGTTTTTGAAGCTTTCACCTGCAGACTTGGCGTCTATCAACCGTCCTACAAAATCACGGCCGTCAGCAGTTATTTCGAACTTAGCCGGGGAGAAATGCCAATTATCAATATCGCCGACAATAAGCTGCTTCTCATCCTTACCGGCGATCGTCGTAATGGTTGCGAAAATCTGAACGGTTATCGTTGTCTGGTTCGCCCACCAAGTTAGTAACCCCATGCCTTTGGGTAGCGCAGAAACCGCCAAAGTTAAGTTAAATGTTGATGCCCCACGAAAGGAATTACTATCAACATCAAACGACACAAAAGGAACCTCAGTTCCATTTAAAAGACAACGCCCGGTTATATGCCGGGCGCTTGGTGTGATAATCGGATTGTTTACGTCCATCACTGACTCGCTGTTGTGCTCGTTGCTGCGACGGCTGGATTCGATGGAATGGTCAGCGTATTGATGCCTGTTAGTTGCGGGTCAGATAGTCCGTTAGCTGAAGCAATGCTTTCCCATAGGGATGGGTCACCATACTGATCTGATGAAACCTGATATAAGTTGCCACCAGAAATTGTGATCGTCCTTACACCGTCCGCTGTCTGTCCCGATTGCACATTTTTATTCAGCCGACTCAGCACATTGTTAAGCTGATAAAGCGCGGGCAATTTTGTGGATTGGTCAACTTGCGCCAGCACGTTATTGATTGTGGTCGAGACTGGATTGCCTGGGATAATTCCGCCCAGCGTGGTTATCTGATTAGCTGCCGACTCTACGGTTAGAATAGTTGAGTGAATGACATTTCGAGCCGCGATGATAGGACGAACGACAGTTTGGATAGTATCAACAGTCGCATGGGCAAAATCAGTTACCTGCTTCACCGCACTTTGCACGGTATTCACGGCGCTCGTAACATCCGCCACGTTGATTACACTTGATAGGCCAAGAGCGGTACCAACATCGCTATTCACTAAAGCATCAAGCGTACCAGTAAGAGCATCTATCGAATTTGGCGTGTCATCGCGAGACACTACAGCCACTTCTATCGAATAGGGCCTGCGGTAGATGAACTCATACACCGGCGTGAAGTTGGTTATAACTACCGTGAAGCTGTACTGGTCAAGCGTTAATGCAATCTGCTGACCTGCATCTCTAAGTCGCTCTAAAGCCTGCACGCGGCTTTCTGTCTCTGGCCCGGTAAAGATACCAGTCCATGTGATCGCGTCATACTCAACACCCAGAACGTCAACAGTACGACGGCCACCTATCATTTGATGGATGACCGTCTTTTGTTTGCCTGGGATGGCAATCCGCTCTGGAACCTCAAAGTCGAGAAATTCGAAGTCGCCCAATATTAATCGAGTCGAAAACGGATCCATGCCTTGAGCAAAGCTGTTTAAAAAGCTGAGAAAAGCCATGGATTACCTCGGGAATTGGTTGCTGGTAGCGCCAGGTGACAGCATGAGCATGGTGCTATCAAAACCACTAGTACTGGATGGTTGCTTAGTCAGTTCCTTAATCCAGTATTTCATGGTGCCTTCGCCAACCTTTTTACCATCAAGAATGCTATTGACGTTTAGCACCACAGGTTGTGAAGCCTTTGGAGGGACGGCTGGAGCTGGGTATTTTGTTGGGTTTATCAGGCTGCGGTAATCTGCTGCAGCATTTGGGTTAGCAACTGGATTAAACCTCGCGCCTCCTTTTGATGCTTCTGCAGTAGTTTGCTTAAACGTCTCATCAATCTTGCCATTCTTATACCAGTCGTAAACACTATATGCGGCATAAGCAGTTATGGCGGTAATAGCCCCCAACACTACCGCCGGAAGCCCTCCGATCGCAGTTGACAATGCTGGTAAATATTTGGCAGTACTAAGAAGCTTAATTCCATCGCCAACCAGACCCAGTGGTTTAATGATCGCATCTGCAGCATGCTTCAAAATCCACATTCCACCACTAACCCCCGCCAATCCAACGACAATAGCCATGCTTGAGGTCGCGAACTTGGTGATGTTAGGGTTGTTTTTGGCAAAATCAGTTACCGTTCTTAGCGTATCCGTCAGCTTTAATACAAATTTTGTGGCCAGGTCTAACAATCCGCCATCCTTGCCCATTGCTAATTGGAAGTCCTTCCATTTGGCTTCAAAGTCCAAAACTTTACCATTGTATGTCCCGCCGACAGCCGAGGCTGCGGGGTCTAATCCTCTGGCTTTTTTGTATGCCTCTTCTGAGTGCTCAATCGTTTTCAATTGCTTGTCGATTAAGTTCAGCATCATGCCGCCGGTGCTACCACCGATCATGGCGTTTTCACGCTGTATCTCAGCCTCAGTCAATCCACGCTTCTGATATGTCGGCAGCAGAACATTTTTATAAAACTCAGTAGCGCCTTCTTTTGATAACATTTCAGCATTAACAAGCGGATTTCCTTTGAACCGCTTAATGCCCCCCATGCTATTAAGCTCTACTTTTGAAGCGTCCCACACACCACTTTCCATCAGGTCATGAACAACCTGATTAGGTAGCTTGATGATGCCGTTTAAACGGTTATAGAGGGTTCTGTTTGCAAAGCCAGCAGTGCTACCTTTCATTTCACCAATGATTGGCTCTAATCTTGCAAATAGTGCTTCATCTGATAGGTTTTGCGCCGAGGTGCCCGCACGTGCCATAAATTGCCGATACTGGCTGAAATCAACGTTACCACCGGACGATTGAATTGCTTTAAATCCAGCATTCATTAGATCATTGAAGCGCTCAGCGCTTTTAAGGCCCCCTGCCATTTCAACAAATCGCAGCATGTCCATCTGCTTAGCTTCAGCCATTGCTCTTGCATGCGGATCTAACGCCGTCATGGCAAAATTCATCTTCGCCATGACCGGAGCTGCAAGTTTAGCCCCCCTCAGTTGGTCTTCAAGGGACGATGCGCCAGACTCACGAAACACACCTTGCGCTTCAGTTAAATACAGAAGCATGTCAGAGTTTGAAGCGCCCATGACCTTTGTTGCCTGGGCGTACTTTTCAGCATCCTTCAGAGCGGCGTCGCCAAGGCCATATTGATTGAATTTTTCAGTGATTGTTTGGTACTTGGCGGCCTCATCAACGAATCCTTTCATCACCCTGAAGCCAATATAAGCAGTGGCCATATTTGTAATGGCATCATCACGGCCCGATCGAGGGAAGCCATTATAACCGCCGTTACCGCTGCCGTTACCGCCATTACCCCAACCACCTGGTGGCACTCCGTTTTTCCAGCCGTTGAATGTATTAAATCCCCCGCTGCCGCCGCCAGATATCGGATGCCCTCCTAGTGGAATTAGGCCACCACCCCGACCACCACCACCGCCAGAACCACTAAATCCTATACTTCCGCCCGATGAGCCTGCGGCATAACCCAATAGAGCGCCACCAACTGGGATGGCTGCCCCATCGAAAGTCCTTCCGCCCAGATATCCGGCTGGCCCTCTATTCTGCATGGGGATGTATTCACCCTCACGCACAGACGAAGGGCCGACAGCATTATTATTTCTTGTGATCACCTGAAGCGACGTAACAGCAGAGGCCATTGCATTCGTATTCGCTGCCGCAGACTTCATTGCACCGGCATAGTCCTTTGCCTGCTTTGTTGCGCCTGACAGTGGCGACTGGCCAGCTTTCGCCATTTTTTTTAGCGCGTCTGTGGCCTGATTGGCAGCTTTTGTGATGTCACGGAGATCTTTGGTTATCTGTTGGAAACGTTCATGTAGTGCCAGGGCATCACGGCTAACTGCATACAGTACGCGGCTAATCTGGTCGTTAACAGATAATTGTACTGCTACGCGATAGGCTTGAATATCCATGGTTGCCTCTTGTGGTAATCAGCAAGCAGGCTAATTACTATTAGTTTTTGGTTTCATCTGGGGTAAAGACAAACCCTGACGTGCGCGGATATGCTTGGAAAATCCACTCTGGCAATGTCATTGCGTGAATGCCATGATCTTTGTGCCGATGGAATTTTTCGTGAAGCACAAGCATGTTAGCCATGCTGTCAATGAAGGTTTCAGGCATCAGCGGGTTGAATTTCGCCCAATCAAAACCACGGTATTCCGCTAGCTTGCAGATCGCCCACAGAAGAGAGTGCTCAGCCTTATAGGTTTCACCTGTTGGCGCAGGCAAGTCATTCTGCATATCCAGAATAGGCAGTTCGGTGATCGCCCCCGTTGCTACGCCCTTAACTACAGCCCAATCAACAGCATCGGTAAACGCCCATTCGCAGAATAAATGGTGATATTCAACGCCAGTTTTCATGCCACTGATCGCACATGGCAGCCCTGCTTTGTGGCCTTTGGATTTTGTCTGACGGAAGGTTAGCGATTCTTTGCGTGGAGGGTGATCTGGGTAAAACACGTCTTCTGTTATCGAATCTTTCTTTTCGTGCTCGTTTTTGACCATGATTTACCTGGCTTTGGGCAATAAAAAACCCCGCATGCGCGAGGTTTATTAATATGGCTTAATGATATTTCTACTTTGCTGGCTCTAGAAAGTTTTGGTATGCATACCAAACATCCCCAGATCGTGGCTCTTTCAACGACACAAACAATCTGCCCTTATCGGCATATCCGGGGATTGTGTAGTCTTCGTATTTAACGATGGTTAGCGGCTTGGCTGAATACGTTATACATGAGCCATTATTCAGCCCACTCAGGTCAGGGGTTAAGCCATCCCGTAGACTTTCTGCGATAACTCTCGAATCAACTGCCTTTTCAAGAGTGCGACATACCCAGCCGTTATCTTTTATCTGTACCTTGTCGCCTTGATTAAATTGTGAAGCCTGAGCAGTCATGGACAAAGTAAGCAAAGCCAAAAAAGCGACAATTGTCTTCATTGATACGCACCTCATATGAATTATCTGTTGAGGATATCACCGAAAACAATCAATACAATGCAACTAAATTTTCCTGAACCCGCGCATCAAGCACCTTCCAATTTCCTCACCCAAGAAGTCTAGCTTCTTGACGTAAGCCGGGCCGATAAACGGACGCGGTGGAATGGTTGATGTGCCCACTTCTTGCCAGAAGCCAATTTCTGATTTGGTGCCAATTATCGCAGCCAGCCCCATAACTTCATGCTGAATTGTATCACGCAGCTCCCCGCTGCGCAGCAAGGGCTGATCTTCTGAGTATCCATGCCTAGCCCTATCGGCCTTCGTCCCATCAGCAAGAGTCGCCCATGCGTTAAATGGGCCAACTGCTTGCTGATAAACACCTAATTCATCCTTGGCTTCCTTTTCCACTTCCTGCGCGAACACCTTAACGCCTAGCGCGAGTTGAAACTCCATCGTCATGGCGGCAGACGCAAAGGCTTTAGCTAATTCATCTAATTCCATCAATCAGTCTCCACCCAGCGCATTCCCGACCAATCAAACTCATTGCCTTCAAACTCACTAAACACTACCGACATAGCAAATCGTTCGTGTTCCAGAAGGCTTTCCACCTGAAATACTGCCTTGAATGGAACCCCGTTTTTCACAAGCCAGCATCGACTGCGGAAATCGGGGTTCTTGGCTAGTTTTTTGCGGCAGATTCCATCGCGCTATCACCGTCTTGAGCGCGTGGATACATCAAATCAAGCACAGCTGCCATGCCATCCTTGCCGAGAATAGTCAGCATACCTTCGATCTGTGCTTTCGTTTGTGGCAGCGGGTAAACATCACCATCAATCGACTCAACTTTAGCCGCAGGCATTACATAGGCATTCAGATATGCCATATTTACAGATGCTTCTGCACCAATCGCCAGGATGATCCTTGATTCTTCCAGTGGGCCAAGTTCGCGGATTTTAATCACGCGCCCCTTAGCATCGGTCGCTTCGTCTTTTTTGACTTCTACCACTTTCTCTACTGCTGCTTTTTCACTTGAATCATGTACGGTTAGCTTTGCCATTATGGGGCCCTATTTTTATCAACTTAATAAGTTATTAGCCAACCTGAATACGGCGGCGTGCTGTCCAGGTCAGGGTCTGGCGAACTGTCTTATCACCCTCTTTTTTGCCCGGGTCTGAAACGTGGAAATTGACGTTTTGGTAACGCCATACAGAGACGCCGCCATTGGATTCAGTAATGGTTTCGGTGATTGTGCCGGTACCCAATGGAACCCCACTGTAGTAACTGTCTTCGAAGTTGGCCTGGTAAGCGTCGAGAGTGTCGTCCTGACGCTCAACCTCGATAGTGCCGCCCCAGTTTTTAGGGATGAGCAGCTCGTCGGTTTGACCGTTTAACGGCGTTACTTCGATGCTGTTCACTTTTGGCTTGGCATCAAAGCTAATCACCTTGCTAAGGCGCAAAACGCCAAATGATGTGTTTAGGTCGACGGCGATATCACGACCTAATGTGTATCCTTGTTGCGGCATGTTAGTGCTCCAGATATGAAAAAACCCGCCGGAGCGGGTTCAAATTAGGCCGGGGAATTCGATACCGTGACGGTAACAGAGCTGCCACCTTCGAGGTTTACGAGGAAGAAGCGCACGACAGACAGATATTTAACCTGGATATCAGCTTGCATATAACCGAGAGCAACGCGTGAGTCCGGGTTGTTTGCAGCGTTAATCTGCACGCTAAACGCGGGGCCGCCGTTTACGTCGCCGATCATGCCCTGACCTTGAAGTACGGACAGGAATGCTTCGAGGGTGCTCTTTGTCTCACGGCGCAGATCAACGGTTTGGTTCTGCCCTACTACGTAGCCAAATGCACCCGCGATGGTCAGCGAGATATAGTTGGTCATACGGGTATAAGTATCGTCGTTCTGCGTCTGATTTGAACTTGCGTTGCGACCAGAGCGACAGCCGAAGTAGTTACCGCCCGGACATGGGTTCGTGATGACATCCAGTCGTGCAGAACTCAGTGCGCCGATTTCTGCGATGCTATATGGCTGATTTGCCAGTTGACGCTGAGTGGCGACCGCATTGCTGATTGGTTTGTTCAGAGTGGAGATATGCGGAGCGCGTGAAGCAATATTTGCTGATTCGAATGTAGCAGGAGCCAGCATGCGCTTAACGCCGTTTACAGTGTCATTCCAATAAACCCAGTCGCCAACCATGACCTTGATGCGCCAGTCATCCACGCCTGCAGTATTCAGCGAGGTTGAGACGGTAGAATAAGTCGCGCCTGCTGGGCCCTGCGTAACAGCAAAGGAGCCTTCTGAATCTGCAAACGTCGCCATAGTTGGCCACTGAGTGGAATCAGTCAGATCAACCAAGTTCATCACTTGAGAATTGGTTCCGCGCAGTGCGTACATGCCCTTGCGGGTTGTGCTTGTGCCGTCGGTGCCGACCAGCACAGAGTCGGTGATTGTAGTGACACCATCAGTTCCGCTAGCCAGAGTATATGACGTCGTTACGTTAGGCGCGGCGGTACCAACACCAACAGTGGCGACAACGAGCTGAGAAGGCCCACGCACGCTTGTTTGACCGTTGTTCACTGCGCTAACCAGATTCGCCCAGAATGGCGCGCCGGAGCCTGCAATGTTGTCGAACACTTCAGCAAACAGACCAGGGAAGTTGATTGTCAGCTTGAAGGTGTTTAACGCAGTACCAGCCGTGATTTTGGCTTGGATGGTGTTGCCCAATGTGCCGGTATAGAACGCGGTTAGTGTCACGCCAACAGCTGGCGATGATGCGATATCCATCATCGTTACAGTTGCGGCGACATCAGTCCCATCAGTCACGCGGACGGCATTGATATTCGCCGCGCCAAGCTGCAAAGCAACAGAGACCGCAGTAGCCAGGTCATATTTACGGACTTGCGCCTGACCCAAATATTGAGCCTGGTCTGATGCTGAGCCGATCAAGTATGCACTGTTAACCGGGCCCCATGAGCCAATGCCAACAACGCCATAACCGTCAGTTGCCACGCCGTTGATATAACGTGTTTTTGGCGGGACGATCTGCACGTACAAATCCGCTGCACTGAGCGCACTTGTATTTAAACTGCCTGCCGAGTAAATGGGCATTGGCTATCTCCAAAAATGAAAAAAGCCGCTCATTGGCGGCTTGGATTTTGATGTGGGATTTTTGTTACTTGGCGCGTCTGATCACGTAGCAAAGATTTTCTTCACTTAAAGCAGCGATAACTTTTGCATCGTCAATAACGTCACCGCGCTTGTAATCGGCGAATGGATGCACAACAACGAGCACATAGCTCATTGCTGCTGGCGCTGAATCAGCCATGTTTTACTCCTGAATGGTATGTGTGTTACCGGATTGGTCGGTGATGTTGAGAATTGGCGCAACGACTTGTGGTGCGCTTATGATTTGTGTTGTTGCGTATTCGACGGAGTAAACAACATCACGCCGGTAGAGAGTGTTGAACTTTTGCTTATCGTCAGTCTGGTAAGTGCGGCAATAGCGCACAATGCCATGGGATTGGTCTGTGAATACTGAATCGCTGGTTTCTGATAGCAGGATATCGACTGCGCCGCCGAGCATATCTCTCAACGCTGGAGTGGGCGCCCAGACACAAATTTGGAACTCTTTTTCCTGCCGTTTTAACTCTCTTGCCGCAGAACCGATCGCCCCCACCCTTGCAACGATTTCCCTTGCAGATGGAACGGTCAGAACGTGCCCTGCGCTTGTCGCCCCGGAAATGGCTGTAGCGTATCCAGTCGCGATGCTCGTAAGTGTGTCGGTAGACTGCACTGGATGGTGATAGCCGACGCCATTAATGAGCAGGTACAGGTTTTGCGGGACAGTTATTGTCCCTGCAAACGTCACTGTCTGACCTGAAACGGTAGCCGTTATAGTCGGCGTGCCGGGGTCGATTATGTAATATGGCCTGCCGAGCGAAGTCGGTTTTTTGCGTTCAGTGGCGAGTGGATAAACCGAGATATCTACGTTCCCCGCCTTTAGCTGCGCTTCAAGCTCGTTCGGGAGAGGCCAGCCCGGATAAACTCGAATATTCACACCAGCAATGCTGGATTGGGATGTTCCATTAGGATAAACGGCAGCGGCGATGGTGCCAGTCAGGTAGTTCATCACATCTGATAGATCAGCCATATCACACCGTCGCTTGCATACAGGTCATGCGCCAACCCAAATCGGTAAGCTCAGCGCCGGAAATTATCATTCGGCGGCCAAGGTCATCGACAATGACGTCGCTAGTCTGAAGAGTTACACCTGGGAAATAAGGCACCAAAACAGCCCACCACGGTGTCTTAACGTCACCCGGTAGATTCGTCTCGTTCTTCTCACCCTTCGAGCCTTGGAGGACGCTGGCAGGCCACGATTGCATTAGCATGACCTCATTCCCTTGCGTGTCTCCACTGTAAGGAAGTGCGCCAACACTCAACCCAATTTGCGGCCGCAATATTGAAATGGTGCGATTGCAGTCGACCATGTAAATAGGAAGCAACTGCTGGAGTGCGGCTACAAATAACGTTCCCTCGATGCCTACGATGTAATCACCAACCTGAAGTTGTGATCCGTCTGCAACGGCATACCACGTCGCCTTCCCATACATGTTGGGACGAGAATATTGCGGGTCATTAGCGTTAAGACTAACCGGCATATCAGCCAGTCGATTCCCAGATGCCAATGGATTGATCGCCGATAATGGCCTGAAATGCTGATAAGGCGTGCCAATTTTTGTTGCGGCTTTCGCATAACCTTTGTAGACAAGGGTGTTTAACTTTGTTCCGTTCATGTCACCCCCTGACTATTTGACTGCCACCAACACCTAGCGCAGGGCCAGGAGGAATGCCGATAAATCCGCACATCTCCCGACGCCACAAGTTGTAGAGCTTCATGCGGTCTGATACTTCGTTTTTATTGTGGTACCAGACTGCGGCCTGATCAGTGTCCAGGTTGTCGCTGGAATCAGTAACAGCCACTTCTAACGTGCTAATTTTTGAAAGGTAACTAAGAAGCGTCACCTCTTCCTCAGGTCTGAGTGAAGTTAGTCGGTGTTGCAGTGTTTGCCAGGTACCAGGAGATACCCAGCCATAAGCGAAATCGCGGCTACTGTCAGCAATTGAATCGCCAAGCATTGGATAGCCAGCGTAACGTCTGACGTCTGATAATTGCTGATTGGTAAGCATTACTCGCTCTCCTGCCATCCACCACTGTAATAGTTTTTCACTTCATCCGGATGAACCAACGCAGTGTGTGGCTCTGGATATTCTTCCGGATCTCGCATCATGGTAACCAGCTGAACCTCATCGGCGTTATCCGTTGCGTCGGTGACTTCTTTTTTTGGCCGAGCCATAAGTGATCCTTTTAAAACAGCCGCCAGTTTCCCAGCGGCTTATCTATCAACCCAACAACATGGCGGTGTGTGCAGGTTTGATGTTTTGGCAGCCCCATGCGGCAGCAATTTCGTAGCGAACGCGACGATATTGTTTGTACATGGAAACCTCGAACGCCATACCGGTGCGTGGGTCTTGCAGCATGATACGGTCATCAGCCATATCGCCCTCTTCAGGCAGCGCTGGCGCGCGGGTTGCCAGAACGATCGCTGAGCGGCTGAATGCAAAGTTCGCAGTAAACGCGCTTGCGACGGTGATGGTCGAGCCAGAGGTAACCGCAGCACGCAGACCAGGAGCGCCGATTGTGAATGAGCCGCCTGACAGCGCAGTGGTGACTACGTACTTGAAGTTACCAATGGTAACCACATCGCCAGCAACGATTGTGCCGGTACCGGTTTGTGCTGGGATGGTGGTTACGCCTGCAGCCAGTGCGCCGTTAGTTACATAGCTTGCGCCGGTGCCAGGTGTGTGCAATGCAACACCGGCAGATTCACGCAGGGTGAAGCCGTGCAGTTCGAGCAGAGTACCCTGAGCACGCAATGCGATAGTGCCCGCTTCGTTCGCCTTGGTTAACTGAGCCAGAGTACGCAGTGAGGCACCAGAAGTGGTGTCGATAACACACTGCAGGTCACTCATTGGCGCACCGTTATCCGCCAGGATTTTGCGAACCTGAGCAGTGTCGCCCAGATTGGTAGCGAACGGAGTGGTGCCAGCAGTACCGGAAGCGCGTGAGGACAGATACGCCAAGTTACCCAGATCAACTTCGATTTCGTTAACCAGAGTTCGCATAGCCTGAGAAATCTGATCACGACGAATGTTTGCATAGCCAGGGCCGGTGTTAACCCCTTTCTGCTCTTCACCAGTCCAGCGGAACGGAACCATGCGGGACTTGGTGATGGTGAATGGGGTGTTACCAATTGACTGATCGCCGTCATCAGGTGGCAACTGGCCAGGTGAGACGTTTTCAGCAGCGGATGCTGGGGTGATCGGAATGCGGATTGCTTGGTTCAGCGCAGCGCGTTCTGCAGAAGCATCCAAAGTAACGGATGGAATAAAGCCGGACAGTTCGCGAGAAACGATGTCGAGCGACTCGTACAGGTCGGGCACCAGGCTGGTTAAGGTGTTAGCCATTTAAATAATTTCCTATTAATCGATGATTTGTCCGCCAGCCTTCACATGCTCCATCTGCTGTGCAGCAGGGAGAGATTCGAACTTGGCGCGAGGAATTGATTTGCTACCACCGCCATTGCCGCCACCACCGCCAGAACCACCGCCAGAAGCGTCGGAACCTTTGAGGATTTTGTCTTTGTATGGGTAGCTTTCGACGAGAATTTCGAGTGCCTCATCAAACTTGGCGACTTCGCCAGGATTGCTGCGGCTGAAGAGTTTGTTACCGGCCTTGTCGTATGCGACGACCTGCTCACCTTCGAGTTTGAAGGCGTCACCGAACCGTGCTTGAACGAAGTCGGCTGGAATAGCCAGTTTCTCGTTAATGAATTGAGAGCGAGCGAAACTACCGCCGACCTTCTCATTAACCAAAGCAGCCCGCAGTGCATCGCGCTCTTTCAGGACAGGCGCATATTTATCTTCAATGGCCTTGATAGCTTCTTGGCGAACCTTGTCTACTTCACCGGCATCCACCAGTTTTTTTGCGTCGAGATTTTTCAGGACGTCGAGTGCTTTAAGTGCCTCTTTAGCGTCAGTGATGCCCTCAAATGCTTTCAGCCCAGTCTCGGCACTTTCTGCGCGTTCGCGGTGTGCTTTTGCCTCACCATTCAACCGAGAAATTGTCGCAACCGTACCAACCGCATCAAAGGCGATCTCCTTGCCATCGTCATGCACATAGACAGGCTTACCATCAGTTACCACTACGTGGCCGTTCTCATCGAGTTTGAGTTTCATGCTTGGTCATCCAACCTTGTATTGAGCCATCCGGCCCGGCGCGCTGCTCTGCATCCGCAGATTTCAGCCATAAAAAAAGCCCCGGTGATTAACCGAGGCTTGGTGTGAATGCTTGCCGGCTATCCGACGAGCGTTGTCTGTGTTTTATCTGGGCGCGGCGGCTGAGACTTGAGTCGCAGCTGTTCCTCTTCCCACTTAATGCCGTCTTTAACGTAGCCACGGCGCTGCAATTCGTTGAATAGCGTTTCAGTGGAGATAGCACCGGCAACGTTAGCGTCGAGCAGCAATTGAGCGGAGGCTTCGGCCAGAGATGTGGCACCGAAGTCGTTGAAGATAGTCACATGACCGCCCTTCGATTCCTTAATCCACTCAGCTGTCAGTTGGAGGGCCTGATCGACAGCGTCCTCCATATCTTGAACGATTCGCTGCAATGCGCAGGTTCCTGCCTCATCCTCTGCCATGGTCTGAGCAACAGTAACGCGGCCCGGCTTAATGACGAGCAGCTCAGCGCCGATTTGACGCATCTTATCTTCAAGGTCTAACAGGTCATTGCGCCCTGCTTCGATAGCCTTACCGGAGTGCTCTACGTACTTCAGATCGGCCTCGGCGTTGTTTGAGGTGATTGCCGATGCCGTACCAACAGTTATTGATTCGTCATCCAGGTTTCTACCAAACAGGATGGGCACCCTGGCAACATGCAAAATGGTCTGCTGATCGCTCTTTGATTGCCAATGTTCGACATTCATGTAGGCAAGCTCGACCAAAGGTGGTGACGAGCGCATGAATCCTTTCCGGTTACCGTATACTGGAACGAATGGGATTTTCTGCAGTGTGGTTACGCCTTCGTCGTGAAGAACCCATTTTGTTTCGCCGGTCGTCTCGTCTTTTTTCTGCCGGTAAGTGCGCCATTTGCCGATATCCAGCACACGAACTTGTTCGACCATTACTTCGTTAAACTCTGTGCTTTTCTCTTCGTCTGTCACACATTCAAGGAATCGAAGCTGTGTGAATGTCTCGCGGCCATTTACCCGCTGAGACTTGTAGTCGAGCAAACTGTCAGCGCAGATTTTTACCCAGTACGGACGCACACCAGATGCCTTTTCTTCGGCAACAGTTTTGGGCCCACTGACTGGCGGATAGTCAACAAGCAGGCCACAGATGCCGTACCCCATCGCCTCCTCACAAACATCTGCCAGGAAGCTGTGTAGGTTAGTACCCTGCATGTCGATGTCTTCGAAGAATCCCTGGATGCGTGCGGGCACATCCTCCGCCCACGTTACGGGACGGGAAAATGGCTTACCACTCAGCACATCAACCGTGCGCGGGAATGCCGGGAACAATGTCGCGGTATCCAGGCGCTTTTTGTAATAACCACCGTCTTCGTTTGGCCACTGAGGTAGATATGCTTTGCCAGCCTCTCTCATTTCTTCTGTGCCGCCCAACAGGGCAGTAATCATCGGCCAGCATTCGGCGATGGCCTCGATTTTTGCTGACCTTTTGCGAACGTCATCAGTCATTTTTATGTCCAGTTATGCAGAGAATGGTCTAACTTTTGTTGTTTTGCGGGTAATTAATGGCGCAAGGGCGTAGCGGGTTGCGTCCATGAAGTGGTTATTGGCATCTACGATATCAGCCAAAACATCACCGGTAAGGCGATCCGTTTTGTAGCTGTACATCCTGGCCTCTTTCAGCCACTTCTTGCAGCTTGGATGAATAATGATTTCTTTGTAGCTTCTTAGGTGGGCTATGCCATCCTCAACGCTACCTTTCCACTTCTCCACGCCAGTGATGCGCGGCAGACTCGATCGCTGACCTTGTCCATTCGATTTGACGTGGCTGATTGTCTCTGGTCTTGCAGAGTCAGCTCTGATTGCATACTTCTCTATCTCTGGGAGGGCCCTTATCATGAAATCTGCAATGTCGTCGTTCTCTAACCCAACCTTGCCAGCTTCGCGTTCAATCCAGAGCCTATTGTCATGAACCCAGCATTTAACGCCCGCAGTCGGGTCTTGGCTAAAGCCCCAGTCGATACCGAAGTACGGGCCATTCCAGCCAGACTCAGGGGTAAACTCGGCAACACGATATTTGCCAGCCAAAATCTGCGCCTCACTGTTTTCGCGATAAGCGCCATCCCAAATCCACGCATAGGTTTGGTCATCAAGCCGAGCTTGGTCGTTAGTGCGTTCCAGATCGAGCACATCAGGAAACCATGGGTTGTCCGTGTAATTCAGCTCAACTATTTTTGAGCCTTCAGGCGCATGCTTTCTGAACCGGTCATCTGTAGGGCTGCCGTCTTTCTCTGGGTTCCATGTAACCCAAACTTCAGACCCATCTTCGCGCACAGTTGGGAGCAACTTAATCCAGGCGGTTTCACTCACCGTCTCGGCTTCATCAACCCAAGCTATCAGCACGCGAGCCTTTGACTTGATGCTATCAAGGTTATGACGAAGGCCCGAGAATGCATACCAAACACGACGATTCTTAGTTCTTATGAACTTCTCGCCGATGTCAAAATAATCATCTAGCCAGGGAACTGAGCGGATCGCCTGTTTTATCTCCTCCATTGAGGAGTCTTCCAAGCTGTTCATGTACTCGCGCGCACCAAGAATCACGCCGGATATGCCAGCCTCTGCAAACATAAATGCCCTAACGGCACTCATCAATGCAAAGCTGCGTGTCTTAGCGGAGCCTCGACCACCGAAAGAACCGCGGTAACGAGCATCGCCAGTGAATACAGGGATAAGTTTTGGAGGTAATTCAATCTGCGCTGTCGTCATTTTTATCACCCGGGGCGACAAGCTGAATTGTGGTTGGCTTTGTTGCCATGCTGCCATCGGAGGACTTGTGATCAATCTCCTGACTTAGCTTCTCGCCATACTTTTTAGGGTTCATGCGGGAAAGGGCCCATTTACGCGTGTCGACCCTTAGCCTAGCTTTTGACACAGCGGCGGCATCTTCTTTGACCTCATCTGCAATGTCGAACATTTCTTCGAATATTGCATCAGCGCGCGTTTCAGTAGCCACCCTGTATTGGTCGCGAAACTGTTCATGCTCAGCCAGCCAGCGAAAGACAGTTGCCTTGTTTGGCATTTCTGGTCTTTCGCAAACTTTACGCAAACTTTCACCATCAGCTAGCAATGCGCAGATATCGCTCGCCACCTCTGGTAGGTAATCAGAAGGGCGGCCCGTTTTCTTTTTGGTCGCCATTTAGAACTTCCTGCTAGTTTTGAAAATACAGAGCCGGTGATAGCTGTCACCCATACTCGCTGAATTAGAATTTTGTGTTGTTTGGTGCGGGCTATTTGCTTATGTGCGGGATAAATGCGCTAAACAACTTATCGAGGAGATAGCAGTACGTCTCACTTGATAGAGCCGCGTCTGTAGGTACGCCCACGTCACGGCATACATAAAATGCTATGTGTCCACACTCATGAACCAGCGTAGTTGCATCTCCATCAAATACACCTAGGAGATACAAAAGCTTACCAGTTTCTTCATTGTGAAAGGTTTGTGTGCAGCCTAACAATCCAAATAGGTCGGCAGTACCAGCATTTATAGATGCATAAGCCTGCTGCCATTGTTCTTTGGTCGTGCATAGATGCACGTGGGCATTCTGGAATAGCGGGATCTGGCAGTTGTGTAGCTTTGGCCACTTGTGCTTTTTCTTCTTAGCCACGGTCACCATCCATTACTTGCTCAAAATGGCTTGTTACAGGCAATAAAAAAGGCCGCCTGAGCGACCCTTTATTTATCTCTATCGATTAACTGTAACTCGAACTCTATGATGCTCTTTGGCTCAGTCTTGTATTCCCATCGCTGCTTGGTGACTAGCCAGTATTTGTAGACCACCAACTGCTCATCACCATCATTTATCTCAGCGACAAGATGGCGTTTTGCGCCTAACGAGTGCCATGAAGATGGAATGGTCATGGGCTATTCCTCATCATTTATCCAGATAGTGGTATTCGTAATGCTGGAACCTTCCATTCTGCCAAATTTCTTTCAACTTATAGGTTGAAATATCTATAGCACCGTTTGGGGCTAGGCCGCCATCAATAGGGGTTTCCAAGAGCTGCATTGGAGGGATCAGGTTATAGAACGGCAGAGGCAATGGGGGGAATTCTCCAGTCGTTGGAGCGTCTTTTATTTCACCGTCGTATGGGCCGCCGATCATGATTACATTCATAACAACCTCGTCGTAGTTGCTCGTCAAGGAATCCGTGGCAGGCGGTGACGATTCCGCTTTTCGGGAGCTACCCTAGCCACAGATAGATTGTACATTATCAAAGCCACTCGATTGAATGGCTTTTGTAATGTGAGCGGTCATCCAGCAACTTTTTGCCATTCGATATTTGTGACTATTGGGGAGCCATCCCAAGCACCTATCAACTCCCAGTCTGCCGACATTCTGTCTTCGATGGTAAAAGAGTAAGTCGTAGCTAAATCATCAATAATTAGGTAGCACGCCAAATCTTTTACTGAGATGAGATGGCATCCTTCTGGCCAGTCTGTGCGTCTCGCCTTGGCTTTCTTATTTTTAGTAAGCAGATCAAGGAACACCGAAAATTCCTGCTGCGAACGAGGAGAAATTATCATGAGCACCTCTGATTGATTGGTGTCGCAATTTGCTGCCACGGCTTGCGACCGCCGCTATGACCGAAGTAACGGCGGGGCATTCGTCGTTTTACAATCTATCTGCACTCGATGCTTGAGAAGGTTGCATGTCATAGCTAACAGATAGCGTTCTAGTGACGGCGCGGCACATTAGTGAATGGTGTTGGTGTATTCGATTGGTGACTCGAGGTGATCTAATCCGTTAACAGGTGGGCTGACGATTCCATAAACTAAAATGTCGCCCTCTTCATCCATCCAGACGCTTTCTACTTTCAAAACGCAGTCCAAATCTAACTTTTCAACTCGGATGCCAAGCTTGGTACCTATGAGTGGGTGATTTTCGATTTCACGGTCGGTGTACTCGTATTCATCCATAGGCACCTCCAGGAGGTTATTTCAGCATGTCTGGTGAGATGGTGAGGCGTGAAACCTCTCCGTACTCGGATGAGTAGGTGATGACAGATGCGCTGCGGCCGGACATGTAACCGCCCTGGCTGCTGTATGCGTCTTTAGCGGCTAACGTGCGGTGTTGCTCAGTAATCATCATGTTGCTCTCTTTGAGCTTGGCATGGTGAAGGTGACCGCAGTGGGCATAGGAGAATTTGGTGCGACCGAACACTTCGCGGAACTTGGCAACGAATACTTGCTCCATCCGATCAAAGTTGGCCCGGTGTGCGTGATGGAAGAATAAGCTTGTTTTGCCGAACTCCACGCACTGGTAACTGTCTGCGCTTGTGTCCACTTCCATGCGGGGCTCATTGCTGTATAGGGTGGCGAACATTTCTCGCAGCCATACGCTTGAAGCGATGTCGTGGTTACCGGTAGCAATTACCAGTCGCAGTTTTGTGTGTTTCTGCAGAAGCATGTTGCACACGGTATTGATGATGCGGATGGCTACGCGCACCACTTTATGAAATCGACTGTCAGCGTCAAGGATGTGACCACTTGTTGGCGTCTTGGCTTCCATACCGTCAAAGTGCAATGTGTCGCCCAGCAGGCATAACACTGCTTCACTTGAATTAGGGGCCAGTGCGATAGCGGCATTAAACCACTTCATTAGCAGTCGTTCTGCTATTTTAATATCCCAATCGTCCCCAGACTCGTCTTCATCGGCCAGCATACCGAGATGGTAGTCGCTGATGATGTAAGTGTTGAGCAGGTGCTGATCTGCAATTTCTGGTGCCGTCGTCGGCTTCACCTTTGGCAGGTCTTCTGCCAGGGCTTTCGCAGCAATCTGCATCAACTCAAACTGGCGCTCGGCGTCAATTGAGGATTTAACCCACTGAGTAGATTTCTTTCCGTCTTTACCGTAAAGCGTCGACACACCACGAACTTTAAACCCATCTGGCACCATATGAACCATGTCGTGCTCGGGGCTAAAGCCTTTCTTGGCGAAGGCTGCTTTCCGCTCCTGCACTCTGCGCACATGGACGCTATATTTTCGGGCGATTTGGCTTGACGTCATCCCAGCAGAAAGTTCAGCTTTTAGCTGCTCATCGGTTATTTTTTGCTTAGCCATGATTATCTCTCGGAGGGTGATTATCTGAATGGTGCGCAGTAGTCGCGATGCTTCACAGCATGGCTAAACCACTTGCTGTAGTCACAGCCATTAAGACTATGGATCACCTCTCTCTGGGGTAATGCAGAGGTTGTGGGGTCGGTACTGATTTCCGACATGAGGCACCAAGTCCCCCATCCTTTCAGGGGGGCAGTTAAGCACGCAGTATCTAAGCAGCGCATCAGCCTGCGCATTCACCACAACAAAATGAACACTCGACGCATATCATCTGACCCGCGACAGGTAGCTCCGGCTTTGGAATATTCATATTGTTGCGTGCTCCGTTTCGTGGAGCTGACGGTCAGGTAGCTTAGCTCTGACACCGATGTGGGATTTACTAAGGAGATAGTCCCGTTGTTACCCACTTCGTTTACTCGCTATAGGGTGTAAATTGGTGATTACGCCCTATAGGGTGTAATAGCCTGGAACAATCACAGCAACCCTTTAACTTTGGCTACTAGGTCATCCCATACGCCTTCGACGTCATGACCAAGGGAAACGAGTTCGTCTTTCAGCTTGGCGAGAAAGCTTTCAGTGTCGACTACATCGGCCTTGGCTTCTGCTACGACAGGAGCCACTGCGGCAACAGCATCAGCTACTACGGGTGCTGCAGCTGCGACATCAGCAATTACAGTTTTGATATCTTCTGACATGATAAATCCTCGAAATGGCTTTGATAGTGCCCGCATATGGGATAGCTGCGGGCTTACTAATGACCGCTCATACTCTTCTCTTTCGCACCACATGGGATGCCCTTTTTATTGTTTTGAGTTGAAGATGAGCTGGTCTGCACGTTCTTTGTCTTGGAAGTATTTCAGTTTTGCTTGGTCGCTGAGGATTCCGGCGCGGATATCGAGAACGTTTGATCCAGTAACTGGATCGAGTTCGACGGTGGTTCCATCACCCACGCTGCTGCTGGCTGCGGTTTTGGACACGACACCGGCATTAACTGGACACTTGGCTTTGACGCGCAACTTGAGAGCGCCAGACTTAACAGCCCGCTGCAGATTATCGTTTTCAGCTTTGGCATTTTTCAGATCACCCTGGTATTTGGCATCTAAAGCTGCATATTGCTGCTCTAATGCCTGTTGTTTAGTCAGAGCGTCCGTTGCCTGTTTTGCTGCAGCATCACTGATGGCTTTCATCTCTTGCGTGTGAGCAAGGTTGATAGCTTCAACGTCTTTGCTCCAGCGCAATCCTTCTACATACCAGCCAAGGCCAAATGCGACGAGCAAGAGAGCCAGCTTCCAGTATGTTTTAATCATTTCCCATACGGCGATCATTGTGGTTTGTCCGTTGATGGCTGATCTACTAATCGACCAGCAATACCTGCCAGAGCAACCACGGCAATAACCCAAGGCATGTAACGCTCTGGGATATATTGTTTAATGACGTCACCGTATGTGGCCCAACCAAAACTGATGGCACTTGCTAATGCCAGCGCTTGAACAGAAAAGTATTTCCACGCTTTTCGCCAATCATCTACGAGTTTCATTGAAGGAATAACTCCCGCTCAGCAGTGCGACGATTAACTAGGCCAGTAAGAATTTTACCGCCTGCTCTGCACCACTTTAGAAACTCATCAGCGGCACCCTTCTTATTGCCTGCGTTGAGCATCTTTAATAGGGTTGAGCCTTTAAGTGACCCAAGGCCAAGGTTGTATGTAAAACTCACTAGCGCGTCGAATTGGTTCTGATTGATTGGCACAGTAACGAGTTTTGATACCCCGTCAGCAAATGGCTTCACACCTTCACGTAAAAGACTCTCTGCAGTTTCTTGTGTGACGACCATTCCCGCCTCAACCTTGCGGCCGTTGACTGGATGCGTCCAACCATAAGCGATCGTCCACACTCCAACTGAATCCTGGTATGCCTTAAGCTTGCATCCTTCAAACCGTTTAATCAGCGCGATGCCAACAGGACTGATGTTCATAACTACCCCTTCAGCTTGGTGCTGATAAAACGAGTGAGGATGTAACGGATGAAGCCGATACCCAGCAGGCCAATAACTAAGCTGCCGACAGCCGAGTAAGTGGAATCGATTTTGAGTAGTGATAACCAGTCATCAATCCAGTACGACAGAAGCGCACACCCGATAATGTCCGGTATGAATTTTTTATAGCCGCTGCCTTGATAGATACTTCGAGACAGAGCCATTAGCCCGGAAATGATGGCGAAGATGATTCGATTGTTCATTGCTTCGGCGGCATCGTTACGGCTTTGCCACTCATCACAGCTTGTTCGTATAGCTCAAGCGCCCGGCGATATTCTCGGGCCTGTCTTCGCTGGTAATAAACGTTTGTGATGTATGTCGCGATACCGAGCAAGACACCGATCACAACCGCTATCCGGTTCCAGTCGAGGCTGGCAAGCCATGTTCCGAACTTTCCAAGGGCTATTAGCACAATTGATAACCAGTAAGAAAGTTGAGTTGTTTTTTCCTGCATCGTCATTCGCTTAGCCCCAGAAGGCGCTGCCGATCAAGCTTTTAGCTTGTTCTAGTTGTGGTTGTTGTAAGCAGCGACTATGTTGATCCAGTCCGCGCGGACGGGCTGGGCCTTGGTTCTGCTCATGATGAGAGTCATGGGCGGGATGACCGGTAACAGGTGAGACTGTTATTGGTCGCCCATCTTCACGATTTGGTTAGCCGTCACGCCGTAGTCACTCGGAGACAATGAGGGTGTTTGCAGTGATTGACTGATATTGGCGGACGGCTAAATAGGATAAGCATCAGACGCAGAAATGCGCCCCACGGCGGCGGTGGCGGTGGCGGTGGGTAGGAATGCCGAAGGTGTCGGCGTGGGATAGATGCTTATTTAAAAAGGGTTGCGGTGGCCGGTGCTAATCTCCGGCACAGTGAATTCCGATATTTTGACAATCTTTCGATTGGACAGGCCTCGGGCTTCGTCACCGCCTCGGATTTCCATCACACGAGAAGCACGTCGCGCATCAGCCTGCGCATTCACCACAACAAAAAGAGCGCTAAGGTTTCCAGCTTTTGCGCTTGGCTCGCCCACTCCCAAAACACTCTTTCTTGTTGTGTGCTTGTCTATCCAAGCTGTCGCAGCTTTTAACCGGATTATCCGTGCCTGCACACGAACTCAACGCATCACCGTTTACGCCAGTCTTTCCCGGTGTCATTTACGGAAAAGCCCCGGCGTTTATAGCCAGGGCTTGAATAGGAATGCACGCGTCAATGTGCATTTGATTGCTAGTGTCACCTAGCTTATTACGCGTGGAGGTTACCCAACCGGTACACGTATATGTTCGACATATTCGTGCAGACCTCTCAGCCTGCTTGGTTGGAGTACCAGTCTTAGCGACGAAGTTACCAACTAGGCGGAATCAGCGTTCAAGGTGCCGCCCACTTAACCCTGAATCACCGCTCTTCGCTTTACGCTCCCGAGCATATAGCAAATATACACTTCCAAAACTCAAAATCAATCTTTATTTGTACATGTCTGCATTATGCAGCTAATTTATCGCTTTTTGTCGACACGTTAGCAGCCAACTTTGCATGCATCACTTCGTTGAACAGTTCCCGGCACCATCGTATCCGGTCAATGCATTGCTTTTCAGTTAACCCCGGCGCGTAAACACGACGGAGATAGTTTGCAATACTTTGCATGTCTTCTCGGTCACAATAATACTTAATTGCTACCGCGCGGATCGGACTGGACTGACTGAACGCTTCGCAGATTACACCGTCGATATATTTGCCCTCTTCCCCTTCTTTGGCGAGACGCAGGATATGAGCAAATGAGCTTTTCGGGTTGATGATTTCCTTAGCCTTCAAGAACAGTTCGGTTCCGCGATAGCCTGCTTCATAAAGATGTTCTACAGTGCGAATGATCTTAGCGCCGCTGTTGTCGTCCCAATCGGTAGATATCATCAGGCGACCAATGACCCCACAGGCTGATGCTGGCGCAGTGTTGCCACCGGCATATTCACCCCACATGTGAAGAACGGAGCGGATCCACCTGTCCTGTACCGGCGTCAGCTTCTTGGATTTACCCAAGTAGCTTTTGCGCTGGGCATTGGCCAGTTGCTGCCAGACGTTTAGCTTCATGCTCTGCTCCCCTTCTGCTTTGTCTTGGTCATAAGGATTCCGTTTACAATGCAATGGAATTCAGCTTTGAAGTCTCTGGCGTAGTTAGCCACTGTCTGGCGCTGACATTGCAGCTTCCGGGCAACTTCAGACATGTTTCCTCGGGTGGTTACTAGCAGGTCTGGGATTGTTTGGATTATCACGCTGCCTCCAGTTGTCTCTTGCGCAGTTTTTCATAGTGCTTCGCCCGGCGCGTGAATATGGATTTCACCCGCTGCAGGTAAGCGATGTCGAATTTCCGTGGGGTGTTATCGTGTTCGATTCGTTCAACGCGGAAGGCGCTAATCTTCTCGATGAGGTTTATACGATAGGGGATCAGGTTTCCTGATAAGTCTCGGTTGCAATGGACGCACCCAGCGTGGTTGTTGAATACGTTGAAGCGCAAATGTGGGGCTGCTCCCCTGGAACGATAATGACTAGCGTCAACTGCGCCGCCACGAACGCCGTAGTTAAGTGGCCTGCCGCAGGCTATGCATGGCTTCCCATAGTCGCGCCAAAATACAAACCGATTTACCGCTGCCTGAGCCTCTCTGTTCCATTCTGATTTTGTCTTTAACCTTTCCCTTCTCTGCCGCAGTTCATCGCGCTGTAGACGCTCCTGCTTGCGTTTTTCGCGCATAGCAATCTCTTCATCACGCTTCTTGTTGAAGGCAATGGCGCATTTGTAGTTGTGACAGACTTTTTGAAGTGAGGATCGGGGAAGGTATTCGGCATTGCAGATTGGGCAGGTCTTTGGCTTCGGCGGCTTAATGCCTTTAGCCATTGCGACTCCGACGAACGAAGTGGTTAACGTCCCATATCCAAAATTTTATTAACATTGCATCGTAGCTAGGTAAGCTTCTATATAACTCAAAATCCTCATCAATCAATCTCATCCTTATTTTATATACCCATAGGTTTCTGATCATCATTAGGAAGCAGCACGTCAAAATAATATAAAGAATAATCTCAATCATCTTCATCCTCCGCGTTCCCCAGGGTTTCGTCTGCTCGGCGGTCTATCTCATCGTTGCACTGCTGGCAGATGTAGGTTTCTGTATCAGGCAGTTCTTTGTTGCAGCTGCAGCACTTCATAGATACGTCCATATGGCATAAATGATGATTGCTGGAACCCATGCGGTGATGAACCAAGCAGCAAACCATGCACCAAGAAATGTCCAAAAATCAGCACGGCGGAATGACTCAAGACCTACGACTAATTTGAGTAGAAAAAAGAACATGCCTGTAAGCCATACACTTAGTACGATCGTCATTTCACGCACCTCATTAGGAGATAAAGAACGGCATTACCCGGCCATGCGAGGCTGAGTAACAGGTTTTTGATAATGGTCAGGGATGGTGAGCCTTTGGTGTAGCTCTCGTAGAACCGACCTGCGATGAAGATATAAGCTGCGAATACTGCTAACAGGATGAAAAATAATATGCTCATTGTAACCTCATCATTTTCAGCACTGCGCTCCCTCTCGGGTAGATTTTCCGCATCAGCTTTAACCGGTTGGCTCTTAATGAGTTTCGATGCTGCTGATTTGGTCTGTTTTTGATATTGCTGGCCTGCCTGTAATGGTGTGCATCCATCTCCCGCTTGTATGCCGTAAATAGGTCTGACAAAAGCGTCATGCTGCGCTCCGGGTGATTTGGTGAGCAACTTTCCTTAGCAACAAATCCATGCGATAGACTTGACTGACCTTCCGGTAACAATCCAGTGACGGATGTCCAGTCAGCGATTTCACATAAACTATTCCGCGCTCTTTGGCATAGGTGTTCGGCCTATGAGCCACGCGCATTGTTGTCGTGCCATTTTTCAAATGGATTTGATATGCCAGCCCGACCTCTTTTAGAAGCCCAAGTCTGGTCGCCTTGCTCGAAATGGACGACTGAGAACGACCCATCTCAATGGCGAGGTTTTTGGTTTCTGCTTTGGGATAGTTGACTGTGAGGAATTCGATTTCAGGGGATGTCCAATCTTTACTTTTGGCCATGTTAAGCCACCTTTGGTTTGTCGCCATACCGAGATGCCCACTCGATAGCAAGCCGTGATTCATCGCTGAATTGCACTCCATGCTCAGCACCAAATGCGTTGATAAGCTCGATTAGGTCGCGCATTTCGCCAACTCTCATCTTGCTTGTTGATTGCCCAAGGACGACAAAGCCGCCGTCTATGCCAGGAACCGTCACCTGCTTCTTCAGTGCGGCACTAAAAACATGCTTCCAGCTCTCAGAATCCATTTTTCTGCCATACCAAACGACCTGTTCGCTGATGTCGCGCAGGGTTGCCCAAAGCTTGGCGTTTTGGTCAAGGCTTCTGGTTGGCTCTTGGATGGTTACTGCGAGTGGTTTTTCTGGATTTAGCGGGAGACTGTCGATGTGGGTTTTCAGGTTCTGGCGTATCTGTGGGCTTCTTAGGTAGAAGACCTGTTTGTCCATTTCACACCTCGTTTATTTCAAGGCATCTGGTGATTAAGTTGTCCATTTTCTTCTCTGCCCTGTCACCATGAATAACTGCTCTGACTTTCTCCTTGAGATGGTATTGTTTTCGGAATTGTGGGTAGGCAGCAAAAAGATCAATGACAGCCTGCTCAGCGTGCATCCTTGCCCCATAACACATCATCACGCGTGCAAATGTCGATTCAACGCTCATATCACTTCTCCGGTTTCGGTGCTGCCGCTATCATGGCAGCCCAACACAACTTGGCACGGTGCGCGGCTTGCTGGCACCCACTCATTTCCTTGTAAGCCTTCCATTCGTTTTTATCGCTGAAAAACTTATCTGGCTCTGACTCAAAGCCATCGATAACCATAGACTCAGTTGGCTCGATTGGGACTAGCTTCCAACCATCCGGGATTGCCAGAGAGTTCGCGGCTTCCTGTTCGTGTATGTGCTTCCACATCAGTAGCGCCAGCTCCCGTACTTTGTCTTTGCCGAGTGAGTGAATGGCAGCAATAAGTTCGCCGGTTTCGTTTTTGTCCATAGGTTTCAAGGTTTCACCTCACATTCCCGATAATCTTCAAGCGCATTGGCAATAAGCTGTATAGGGTCATGTTCTTGTCCGATGATTTCGTAAATTGATTCTTCACTTGGCATTAATTCACCATCACCAAAATACCAAGCCAGTGCTTTCATGATTTCTTCGTATGCTGTCATATCTTTTCCCCTTTGATTGATAGGCCGATAGAGCGGATGACCTTGATAGTCTCTTCGATTCCGTCATCGACTCCGGCTGCATAATCACCCATGTAGCCTAAATCGAGAGCCTCGCGAGTTGTCAGGCTCTTTGGTGGCTCAACCACGATGCTTGATCGACTGGCCTGCCATGATTCCCAAGCAGTCCATGTACCAATGCATATGTATTGCCCAGTCCTCCTGTCACGGTCTAGATTTACCATCACTCCAATGAATTTTTTCCTCCAATCCTCAAACTGCTTCCGGCTAGCTTCGTGTAGCTTATCCATGGTTAACCTCCACGCCATGACTTATTGTCGGTGGGTTTGTTAGTGTTTTCCGCGTAACGCTTCGCCGCATCTATCTGATCGATATTGACGAAGTGCCCTTTGCTCCAGCCCATGTAAAAGGTTTTTGGTTGACCTGAACGATATTTTCCGATGATTATTTCCGCCATGCCTTTCAGATCACTATTTTCGTTATAAATCTCATCCCGATAAGGGAAAATGATAACGTCAGCATCCTGCTCGATAGCACCGGACTCACGAAGATCACCCATTGTCGGTCGTTTTTCAGCGCGAGATTCTAGGTTTCTGTTGAGCTGAGAGAGGAGAAGAACCGGGACCTTGTTGCGTAGGCAGAACTGCTTTAGCTTGCGTGTAATTTCTGCAATGGCCAAATCAGGCCGCTCGGCTTTCGGTTTGGGGATAAGTTGCAAATAATCAATCGCCAAGAAGCTAAGTCCATCATCATCCATGTTCATTCTCTCTGCATGGGAAATGATTTCATCAACCGTGAACGATCCGTCTAGAACGAAGTTTTTTTCGTCCATCAATGTGCCGGTAGCCGCTGTAATCCGAGTGTAATGCTCTTGAATCATGTCTATGGGGTTGCGAAGAGTCCCAATAGCAAGCCCGGCGCGATCAGCAACGTGACGCTCCACAACTTGCATGTCAGACATCTCCATCGAGATAAACAGCCCTTTGCCCTTTTGCCTTCCGATTGAGTTGGCGATGTTTATGGTAAGTTCTGTTTTACCCATACCTGGACGACCGGCAATTATGATCAGATCGGTCCTGTCAAATCCGCCGTACTCATCGTCCATCGGTGCAATACCCGTTTTCAGATAAAGCCCCGACTCGGAACCTTGCATCCTCTTTTCAAGCACCTGCATGTAATCATCAATCATGTCACCTACGCGACGCGGCAACTTATCGTTAGTTTCAAACTGAAGCTTAGAAAGCACCCCGGAAACTTCCGCCAAACGCTCACCAAGGTCATGAGTGGACGCGCCCCGGAGCAAATCAACCGCCTTTAGCAATTCAGCCTCTCCACGCCTAAGCATCCAACATTGGCGGACACGCTTAGCCCAAGCCTTGATGTTTGCGTCAGAACGGCAGCGAGCAGCCACTTCTAGTACGAAGTTTTTCGTTTCTTCTGGAACGCTGTTCTGTACCGTAAACATGTCCGTTGGCTCTGCTTTACTCAGAAGCGCCACAATCACCGTATACATTCGGCGCAGGTGGAAATTTTCAAATGCTTCGGCAGGAAGCTTCCCGGCAATATCCCGACAGTCAACGTGATCCCCTTTCAGAATCATCGAGCCTACAAGCAACTCCTCAAATTCGTAGCTTTCCATGTCACTCCTCCTGGCTAATTACTTGATCGATGATCCGCTGGGTCAGCGCGGTACTTATGCCGTATTTTTTCCCGGCAGGATTGTCGCCCATGGCGTACGCAGACGGTGAATAACCGAATTCGATGTAGCCGTTGATGAAGGTGTCAATGTCGACCGGAGTCCGCTTGGTCTGCTTGCAGTGCAAGAGGTGCGATTCATAAAGCCGCTTTACACCCTTCTCGGTGGTTATGCTGATGCTGGTCATTTTGGGTAGGCCGTGTTTCTTGGCTTTGCAGTTCCAAGTATTCTGGAAACGCTCATGATCGAACGTAAATTTTGATGAGGCCGGTTTTTTTGGTTTTGCTTTTCCCTGCTCGAGCAAACTCCCCTCTGGGGATTTAGGGGTAGTTTCTTTTTTCTTTTGTATATTGTCTTTTGTGGTTAGCAACTTCTGCAAAGGTCCGTTAGCAACTTCTGCTAAGGTTTTCTTAGCAGGTTTAGATAATGTTTTGCAGAATCCGTTATTCTTTGTTTTCCACTCGGAAATATTGGTGTTCATACCAACCCTTCTGCCTTCCTGAATGAAAACATTTTTGTTGATAAGCAAGTTCTTAGCTGTTGAACAGTGGGTCAAATGCTTGCCTATCATCTGCTCTAATTGTTCATTGCTGATCCAGTCCATTTTTTTGCTGTAGCCGTATGTCTTTCTCCAAACAGCGAGAACCACACACATCTCCGTTTCGCTTAATCCAGCCGCCATAACAGCGTCTAGCAGCTCGTTGGCTAAACGACTATAACCATCCTCGAGTTGAGCCACGCGTTGCTCCACGACTTCTGGAGAAGTCCTGACGAGTGTTAAGTGTCTAGCGGCGGTCATCTTTCTTCACCCCTGCTTTAGCCAGTCTGAAAACACCAATCAGCCTTTCGGCAAATGGCTTATTGCATGCTGCTGTGTAGACCAGCCCGTCAGGTGAATCCGGATGCTGCCGTTCCTCTTCTTGCTTGTAATTTCTGCGTTTTCGAGACATAATTACTCCTGTGAATTGATCCAGTCATTCGCACTTAGGCCTCGAAGCTGTTGACGCAGCTCGGGGCTTTTTCATTAGGTGCCAACACAGCAGCAACCCGCCGCGCTAGCTCCGCCATTTCGCTATCAGCAACCTCATAGTTCAGGATTGCTAACGCCATGCTCATGGTCTCCAGCATTCCCGATTTCCACCGGCTTACCTGGGACTCATGTACGCCCATTGCATCAGCGAATTTGCGCTGACCCATTACGGCGATCTTGTTCAGCAATGAGGAGTGAATCTTCATAGCTGTCTTGCGTGTGTTTGCAGTTTCCATGCGTAATACTTCCTTTGTGAATTAATAGTCTGGTGATCAACCCATAACGGTTAATCACTTGGTTATGCCCCACACTGGCGGAGCTGGTCAGGGATGTTAAAGAGCGGTGGTGCTTATGCTGCTTCTTCCGGATGCGGGAAAAGCTGCGGCAAATCAGGGCGGATCTCGTGGGCCTTAACTTCACCGGAGGTAGCCAGAACAATGGCGCTTACGTTCTCTGGAGACACTCGCTTTTTGTTGTGAAGCCAGCACCAAACATTCGGCTGGCTAACTCCAACGCACTCAGCGAGCTTCTTTTGGCTACCAAGTAAAGAAATGGCCTTGTTAATAGCTTTGTTGACCATGTTTTATATCCTTGGGTTTACTCACCAAGAATAATAACCCTGAGTCAACACAAAAGCAATACCCTAGGATATTTGACGATGCATAACCACGGTTATATGTTCGAGACCATGAACATAGATACCCTTTCAGAAAGATTAAAGTTAGCCATGGAGGAAGGCGGTTTTACGCAGGCGTCGCTTGCGGAAGCTGCCGGGATTGCTCAGCCTAGCGTTTGGAAAATAACTTCAGGAAAGACTCAAACATCCTCAAAGGTTGTTGAGCTTGCTACAGTTTTAGGCGTTAGGCCTGAATGGTTAGCCAAAGGAGTTGGTCCAATGCGCGAAGGAAAGCAGTCAGATCGAGATGGCCTCGCTGTTGACCCTGCTACCAAGCTGCCAGGTGTCTTTGTCGTTCCCTTCTGGGATGACGAGGTTAGGACTAATAATGTCGCCATCATCCCTGACACAGTAAAATCCGATCACTGCCGAGCATATAGGCTGCGGCACGATAGCGGATATCCAGAAGTTCCTGAATCGTCTGTCATTGTGGTGGATACCCAGGAGCAACCCGGGAACAATGATTTTGTTTATGCCGCTGTAGGTAATTCTCATTCGGTTTATCGATTCATGCCCGGAGGCTCTGCAGGATATTTGATATCAAGCAATGAAAGACTCCCCGTCATACCCGTGGGTGATAACGCAAGTATCATAGGTGTGGTGGTATACATTTCAAGAACGCTCAAACGATAAACAGTTAACCTTTTCCCAAGGCCTCTATTTCTAATAGGGGCCTCTTCATACTTCCCTGGCCCCACCCTGATGAAAGTCGCAATCATGCGACACCTCACATTAATTAATTGATATAGTTATATAATTTTTATATTACTGTGTTTATATACAGTCATTATACTGTATACGTCACAAAGAAAAGATCAACCTTCCATTCAAATTATTTAGCTAATAGCTAAAGAATAGCCTAGGGAAATTTATTTTCCTTTGGCTATCATCCACATATACCCAAACCATAAAAAATAATACCCCAAGACATTGCCAATCAATAACCATGGGTATAATATTCATCTCAACAGCAGGACGCTGAACCGCCAAAAGGACTCTGGCGCCGCTCTTTAACAATCATGGGAATTTCTCCTGCCAGTGTAGGAGACCAAAGCTAAGTGGCTTTGGGGTGTGGTGGAACAGGAAATGGTTCGTAGGCATCGAACAGTTAATGAGTACGACTTCGAAGTCGCTCATAAGCAATGCGATGGTGCTGAGCCTGATCAACTTAGCGAAAAGACCAGCGGATTTTGTGGTTCGATTCCACATTCACCACACCACCAAAGCCACTTACTGGAGGTAGTTATGACAACAATCATAGTTAAGCCAGCGAAAGAGAACAGCAAGACACGTCGCTATCGCCAGCGTGGTGAAGTGATGGCTAAGCGCCGTGAAGATGCGGAGTTAGCGAAGAAGTTATGCAAAGCCTGGGCGAAGTTAACCCACGTTGAGTTACCGGTACAGAAAGCGATTTACAGCGGCGCGTGTTGTTTGCCAGAGGTGGCCATGTTCGCGGCCGGGTTCCGCAAAGGCCGCAAAGATGCAACGCACATCATCAAGTGAGGCTATCTGCCCCTTAGGGATGGCACTTGCTGATAAACCATTGGTGGGACTTCACCCATTTTGTAATCACTTTTACACCGAAGGCATGAATGAACAAAATAACCGCCCATGGAATGCTTCTCCGTACTTGGCTGCAGTACAGATATTACCGAGTTTTGATAACAATTTGTGCAAAGGTAATGCTCTGGAATGTTTTCTTCGGCAGGAAGCTTACTGACATAAACAAATGCTCCAGAAGCCATTTTATGCGGAGAGTAACGCTTAGACTGGGCATTAAAACTATCCCTATCAGCTTTTTCCTTCTCGAGATTCACTATCTTCTCTCTGTAATAGTTGATGAGCTCTTCAAGATTTATATTTTGCATTTGAAGCGTAGATAACCTGTCTCTTAGGTCAAAAGTAGCCTGCTGGATTTCAGCGTCTGATTTTGCGTCTTGAATAACTTTAACAAGACTAAAGGCCTCTTTTAGTGCTGCCAGGGATGCGCCAATTTCAGCGATCATATCAATCACTCTCTAACTGTAGGGGTGATTGAAGTTTATCCGATTTCTCGCTGTAGGGGTACAACGGGAATCCTCGCCGCCTGAGAGGGTTAAAAAAGCAGGCAACTAATTATATTCATTGCTAATTAACACGGACAGTTGATGTCTGGGGAAAGCGCTAACACAAAGCCTCTTCGGAGGCTTTTCTTTTAACTGGAGAGCAGATGAAAACTTTATCTATCGGCATGTCAATTCTCGGCATAGCTGCAGTAATCGGCTGGATTATGAACGTGTGGAAAATCATTGATACCGGATTCGTTTTGGCTTCATGGGGTGGCCTGCAGGTTGCCAGAGTAATTGGTGTTTTCGTGGCTCCGCTGGGTGCAGTTCTGGGCTGGTTCTAACAACTTCTGGAGGGTGCAGTATGCCGTACAACACAAAGATTTGGTTTGGTGTATTAGTCGTCTGCGCCCTCTTCTGGTCGCTGGTTATTATTGGAATGATAGGAGTGTCGTGATGAGCAAAGAAACAGGTGGTCAGGCGTTTCCGCGCCAGCAGTGGGAATACGACGGGCAAAGCAACGTTCTGCAGTACCAAGAGGAAGGTATGACTTTGCGCGATTACCTCGCCGCGAAAGCCATGCAATCACTCCCGCTATCCATTAGCCACAATGAACAAGAGCTTATTGCACATTCTGCATATGGGATGGCCGACGCCATGCTGAAAGCTCGCAATAACTGACCATCCCAAAGCTCATATCCGTGTGGGCTTGCTGATGTACCAGCAATACGAATACCCCTCTTATCATCACTTCGGGCTGCAGAAATGCGGCCCATTTTCTTACTCGGAGAAATACATGACAAAGTTTCGCGTTTGGCATATCCCTCAAATCCCTATGAAGTCATTCAACGTTGAAGTGGAAAGTGTTGAAGAGGGTGTTCGCCTGATGGACACGCTTGCTAATTACGACGCGTTCCAATACGAAAACAACATCAAGCCCGATTACTGCAACATGAACGGACTCCAGATGTGGGATGAGTCGCTAACCGAAGAAGATATGCGCGACATGGACTTATCTGATAAGTGGGTCGATTGGTACAACGATGATTACGATGATCCGCGTGATTATATCGAAAGCCTCAATGAAGAAACCACAGCCGCCTAGAGCGGCTTTTTTATTCCCATCGCTAAGCCAATTTACGAGTTGGTTCAGCAATGAATACCTATCAATCAAAGGAGAGATGCCGTGAGCGAGTCTACCGATTTAACCGTTATCGACATTAAGCCGGAACAAGCACCGGCTCTATATATCCCAAACGGTCTTGATGCATACCTGGAACATATCAAGGCAAGCGTCAATGAAGCCCCAGATCTGAGCACAAAGAAGGGTCGCGACCGTGTTGCTTCCTTGGCAGCACAAGTAAGCCGTAGCAAGACAGCAGTTGAAAAGCCGGGACGTGAGTACCTGAAGCGACTTAAAGAAGCTGTAAAGCCCGCTGAGCAAGAAATTAAGCGATTCGTTGATGCCTGCGATGATCTACGCGACGAAACTCGACGCCCACTCACCGAATGGGAAGCAGAACAAGAACGTATTGCAGCAGAGAAAGCCGCTGAAGATGAGCGTTTGCGCATTGAGGCTGAAGAATTGGCGGCGCGTGAAGCGCTGAAAAAGCAATTCGAATCCGATCACGAAATCGCCCTGCTTCTTAATGAGAATTTTGACCGTGATGCTGCAGAGGCTAGAGCCGAAGCCGAGCGGAAACGCATTGCTCATGAAGAAGAATTAAAACGCCATGCAGCAGAACAGGCCCGCGTGGAGGCTGAGCAGAAAGCAAAGGCTGAACTTGAAGCAGCGGCACGGCGTGAAGCCGAAGCGCAGGCAGCAAAAGAGCGCGCAGAACGTGAAGCCAAAGAGGCAGCAGAATTAGCAGAACGCCAGCGTATCGAAGCGCAACAGAAAGCGGAACGTGAGAAGCAGGAAGCTATCGCCACCGAACAACGCAAAGCACAGGAAGCAGCTGACAAGGTAAAGCGCGAAGCCGATCAAAAAGAAGCCGCACGACTTGCAGAAGAAAAGCGAATTGCTGATGAAGCAACTAAACGTGCCGCTGATGTTGAGCATCGCAAGACAGTAAACAACAAAGCCTTGTCGGATTTAATCGCCGCTGGCGTCCCGGAAGACTGCGCCAAGAAATGCATCACTGCCATAGCTAAAGGCGAAGTTTCAGCCATCCGCATTACCTACTAATCAAATCACAAGGACTAAGCCATGCAATATGCCGTTGCAGGGTGGCCTATTGCTGGCTGCCAGAACGAATCACTACTCGAAATTATCACTCGCCGGATGCGCGTTATCGGGCGTTGGTTGAAAGACACGTTAAATCAGCCGGGGAATCCTCTATGAACCTACCCAGGGCGCTACAACTCTTGGCTCGGTTAGCCATTGAGAAGAACGATGACACCCTATTCCAGCTGGCTAATTCACTTTTCTATCGGGGGATAAAATGAATCCTTTCGCTAATTATGACCGTGCCGACGAGGCGCAGAACGACAAGGCGGCATATCAACAGGCTCGCGACGAATGGATACGCGACAAGGCTGATGAGCTATCAAAGAAATGGCCTGAGCAGTTGAGTATGTTCGCCAACCCGTTTCTACGCGTCAGTTTGGGCCTCTATGACGACGAATCACAGGATGCCTATGCAGAGATGGTAGATAAGCTCTGTGTCGCTCAGGCGACAAAGCAAGCCAGTGAGAATGAGTGGATGAACGGAACATTTAGAGAGGTGGCGTGATGGATTTGGTGCAGTTTGTTGAGCAGCAAGAAAGTCTGTTCATACCAGCGGTAAGCGATCCGGGCATCAAGTGGGAGCGAGAAAAGCAATTTGCCATCCAAGCGCTGCAAAAGAACGAAAGCCTTGGAAAGACAGCAAGAGCAAATCCAATTAGCACCCAGAACGCCATCATCAACGTGGCGGCAATTGGCATCTCGCTAAACCCAGCATCAAAGCTGGCTTATCTAGTGCCTCGTGATGGCGCTGTGTGCCTTGATATTAGCTACATGGGCCTGATGCATATAGCGCAGCAATCAGGAGCCGTGCAGTGGTGCCAAGCGCTGGTAGTGCGGAAGAATGACAAGTTCAAACGGACAGCGATTGACCGCGCCCCACTGCACGAATTCAGTGATTTTTCGACCGAAGAAGAGCGCGGTGAGATTGTGGGTGCCTATTGCGTAGCTAAGACAGCTGAAGGCGACTATCTCACCCATACGATGCCGATTGCTAAAATTTTTGGTATCCGTGACCGCTCTTCTGGCTGGAAGGCGTATGTAGCTAAGCGCATTAAATCTACACCGTGGGCAACTGACGAAGAGCAGATGATACTTAAGACCGTGGTTAAGCAGGCAGTTAAATACTGGCCTCGCCGTGATCGCTTGGACGCAGCAATCGACTATGTGAACACGGAGGCCGGTGAAGGAATTAATTTCAATCAGGAGCAATCTCACCCCGAGAAGGATGTCACCGGCATTACCCAGGAACAGTCAGATCGCATTAACTCAATCCTTATCTCTGTGGATTCGACATTTGATAGCCTGAAGAAGGCGTGTCTATCAATGACTGGCCGCAACGTCGAAAGCCAAGCGGATTTGACCTGTGCCGAAGCGGATAAACTCATTTCCAGCTTAGAGCGGAAACTTGCCGCCAAGGAGACGGCAAATGCTGCATAACGACCTAGCATCCGAAAAACTTGGATTTGATGTATCGGCAATATCGCAGGGAAGCGATGAGTGGAAGAAATGCAGACTGGCATGCATAACAGCATCACGCGTTGGAGACATCCTGACGGAACCGCGCACCAAGGCTGATAAAGAAGCTGGCTTGCTTTCCGGCATGGCAGAAACATACATGATGGAACTGATTGCTGAGGTATGCACCGGCACAATTCCTGATGAGATACCGGCCCGCCCCCTGCTCTGGGGAAAAAAGCATGAAGATGCCGCACGGATGCTTTTTGAGTTTGAAAACGATTTAACCATCGATCTACCCCCCATCTACTACAAAGACGAAACCATGCGTTGTGCTTGCTCACCAGATGGCATGTGCAGCGATGGGAGAGGCCTTGAGCTTAAGTCGCCTTACACCTCATCTCAGTACGTAAGATCTCGCCTTGGCAGCTTGGATGCCGTTAAAAGGGAGTACATGGCACAGGTTCAGTATTCCATGTGGGTAACGGGTTGTGATGAGTGGTGGTTCAGCAATTACGACCCGCGCATGAGAAGGGAAAACATGCACTCGATCATCATCTCAAAAGACAACGAATTCCAGGATGCCTTTGAAACAAAAATCCCAGGATTTATCGCTCGGATGGACGAGGCGCTAGCAATCATGGGATTTGAATTCTTCGACCAATGGAGGTGAGCCATGGCTGAAAGATGGCAAGAATACGAGAAGGTTTTTCTACGGCAGGCCCCGGTAAATATGGAAATTGAAATCATCGCAAGGAAGCTGGAGCGAACCGAGGCGGCAATAATTCAGCAAGCCAAGAAAATGAAACTGCGCCGGGTTGGCGATTTTAAATTGAAGTACAACAACCCGAAACGCGTTCTAAGCAAATGGAGATGCTTAATCAAGCCCTGCGACAGATGGACATCAGAAGAATTATCCCTCTTTAACACCCATTCCAACCAGCAAATATCAGAACTCACCGGCAGAAGTGAAGCTAGCATCGGCGACCGTCGACTGCTTGAAAACTTGCGCCGCAATGGCTGGCTAACAAAAAACTAACTCCATCCGGAGGCAATCATGAGCACTCACCCTCTCCATGCGAATAACTTTCGTAGAGATGCCATTTCTCGCGGGAACGTGATGACGTCTCCGGGGAAATTAATTTCAGCCATTAAGTTGGAAAACATCAACCCCCACTCACCACTGGCAAAGCTTGGCTGGACGCACTATCTACCAGCCGACAATCTCCACTCGCCAGATGGTGACTACACATACGTCTATCAGCTATTCACAGACAGCTACAGGGTCATTCACACGGTCGTCAGAGAGGATGACTTGCCCTGCAGCAAGCTGATGCCGGGTGAAATCCAATATTTGAAGCATCTGCTGATAAACATTGGCAAAGACAAACCTGACATGGGTGAGCGCAGATTCAAAGCATCCATGTTCCTGGGTGAGGAGTTGAGTGAAGTTACCACTCATTTTGGATTCAACACCGGCATCAAAAAGGCGATCAGTCGCGGCTACCGATTAACGCCTGAGCAGATAGAAGCGCAGCCAAAGCCAGACAATAGCTACTCAGAGGATGAGGCTAGCTACATCATGAAGAACTGCGAAAGGCTATCAATTGATGCCATAAGCAGCGCGTGTCAAAGGACAAGGCTAGAAATTGGTCGATTCATCAACTCCCACAAAAACGACAAAATCCAGGCTCAGATTAAATCTGACATTAAAGCTGGCGACTCAAGTAGTTACACGGATGAAGACATAAAATACATCGTTGAAAATATAGGGAAAATGCCAACGATAGAAATCGCCAACCACTGCAAAAAGACCAAACAATCAATCATTACATGGGCAAACGCTCACGGATTTTCCACTGCGTTCTTTTATACCCCGTGGGGGCCGCGCGACGAGTATCAATTATCCCGATTTTATATTGACGGCGAGCCAATCCACACCATTGCGGAGCTGATGGAGCGGTCACCGAAACAAATAGCCAGCCGAGTAGCAGTGCTGATAGCCAGTGGCAAATACCCAGATATGAAGCCAAGGCCACGCGGCCGCATTCCAAAAATCAAACAAGCTTAACAAGAGGAATTTGTATGTCAGCACGAATTAACGAGGAATTAGCCCCTACATACGAAGCCTTGAAGGCTGAGCGCGATGCGCTGGCTGTGGAGAATGCGGCGCTGCTGGAAGTTATCGGAGAACTTCGCAGGCAAGCTGTTTATGGTCGGCGCAATTCTCACAACTGCGGCCCATTCCAATACTCG